AAACTCAGATTGGTATTCTTGAGCACCATCACTCGATTTAATACTTGAGTCAAAGTTACCATTAACATCATGTCCTTGCATATCAGCAGTTTCACCAGTAATGTTAGCATTCTCAGTTGCCTTAAACTTAGTGTACAAATATTTCTTTTCCTTTTGAATACGTCTTAGGAATGCATAGTAAATAATTTGAGTGAAGTATGCGAAAGGGTTTTCAGTTTTATCAGGATTGAAGTTGTGCATATATCGTAAACAATTCTCAATACCATCACCAATCATATCCTCTCTGAATGTGTAGTTGATAAAGTTTGGTTTGAATGATAACCTATTAGCAATCAATGATATACACTCAGCAATATAATTCGGAACTCTAGGTTTATCTTTACCTTGCTCCTCTGCTAGTTTAATTGATTCTTGATATGCAACCATTGCTGCATAAAAGTCTTTGTTGTTTACATAATTCTTTTTCTTTGCCATAATATTTCCTCTAATGAATACTTGTGTTTGCCATCTTTAAAATTTCTTGCATTACTTTACCTTGAATTTCTTCTCGAGTATCTTCCTTAATTTTCATTTCATTTAATGAATCTAAATAATAATTTACCATTTCTTCTGGTGCTTCTGCTACTGCTATAATATGTGCGAACCTAATTTCTACAACAGTTTCCTCACCAAATAGTGGAATCCAAGCAGAGGTGAACATCTGCATCTTAAGAGAACGAACATCCTCATTCATTTGTACCTGTAATGGGTTTAATACTTCTAAGTCATAGGTGTCATCAGAATAACTTAACACATCTGCTAATACTGTCTCACCACTACTCAGTTTGATAATACTAATCGTCATAGTTTAATTTTATATTGTAAAGAGAATAATCAAATTCCTCTTGATTGTACATTTTAATTCTGATAGCAAAATGCTTTAATGTATGATTATGATATGACTTCCAACTTAGGTCGTCTGAAATATCATACAACGTAGCACTTTCTTTACCATCACCCTTTCTTAATACACGTCCAATTGACTGAAGATTACGAACCCTGCTTTTACTAGGACTAGCAAAAATAATATTATGGAGACGTCGAATATTGATACCTGTAGAGAACGTACCATACGAAGCAATAATGATTGCGTCTTTTTCAGTTTCAGTAATTGCTCTAATTTCTTCTCTTTCATTTGCATCTACACCACCATGTACAAAGAATACTTTTCTGTCATCGTGACATTCCTCTTTAATCATATCATACAATATCTTACCATGCTTTTCAACGTACTGGAATAGTAATAGTGTATTCCCTTTTCGGGTAATTGTCAAGTTCTTGATGAAGATATTTCTATGAGTATTACTTACTAAGAAATCCATCTCCTCTTGATATGTAATCTTCTTCAAACGTTTACGTTCAGACTCAGGATATTTCAACACCAAACACTTGATTCTAAACTCTGAAAGGGTTTTCTTATCAATCAATTCTTTAGTTGTAACAACTTTCATAACTGGACCGAACAAACCTTCAAGTACAAGTTTATTTGTTTGGGTGTCATCTAACGTTCCAGTAAATCCAAAACGGTATTTGCACTCAGTCAGTTTCTCCATAATCTTAGTTAAACTGTTTGCTTTGAAGAGGTGTGCCTCGTCCCCTACGATCGCATCAAACTGGTCAAAGTATTTCTTCGGGAGTTTGTATATGCTTTGCCATGTGGAAATAAAAACCCTTGCAGTAGGATGCTGCTTATCCTGGCCACCCATTATCTTATGAGTTTCGTGAAACGTACCATCTGAATAATCAGTGAAGTCAGAATCCATCTGTGAGACTAAAGAAGTGGTTGGAACGATGACTAAAACCTTCTTACATTCCTTCCTCAAATAGTATTTCAGTAGTGAATAAATGATAAATGATTTACCAGATGCAGTCGGAGATAGAATTAATGCTCTGTTCTTTCTAATAGCATGAGCAACTGCACGTAACTGATAATCTCTGGGTTTGAAACGTTTCTCAGTTAAATATTTCTCAAGTCCATTCAATGGGATATCCATTGTATCTTCAAGACCATCGTGTATGTTTACTTGATAATCTCTATCCTTAGCAAACCTCTTAATGTGGTCAAGTAAACCAACATAGATTTGCATAGAGTTTACGTTGAACAATCTTATTTTACCATCCCAAATCTTATTGCGAACAGCAGGCATAAACTTAGCACCTGGAACTTCAAACGTGAAAAATTCTGAGAGTTCCATTGCGACTCCACGATCGCATTCAAGTTTAAGGTTTACTTCATCCTTCTTGTGTATTTCAATAATATCCATTAACCACCTGACGTGAATTTTGCCCAATCAATTGCAGACTTGATTTGGAATCCACGGTTGTTTAAACTTTTAATAATTGAGTCAAGGTAAGAAACCTTTTCCTCTTGCATTGATACTTTGATAGTAGACTCAATAAACAAATCATCTGACTCAATATACGTGCCCACTTCATTCTTCAATAACTTTTTAAAGAATTGTTCACGATCTAGTTCTGTTAATTCTTGTCTGTCTAATTCTCCAAGATAATACTCAAGCAACGTTCTATGAATTTTCTTATGCTTTCCCTTCAACTTAATAAGTTGTACACGTTCGCCCATATAGTATTTGAGATACTTATTGTGGACTTGTGGGATTTTAGCACTGGCAGTGCCTAATTCGGTTTCATCTATCTTTGAGTCTTTATTCCACTCAGATACAATTTGTTCTATGTTCATAATATAATTATACCCTATTACTCAGTAAAAGTAAAGTACACACGTTTAAAATAAATTCTTAAATAATTTGACCAATTACCACTTTCGTAGTATAATAGAGGTGTGCCTCTTTGATATAATAGTAACTGTTAAGTTATTGTTACTAATTCGTAAGAACGATAATTAAATGTAACATCACCAGTTAAATATTCTACGTCAGGTTGACTGACATCAAATTCTAAAGATGCAATATTAGTAGGATATAAATCAATAAACTTAACTTCTATATTAGGTTTATACTGAGCAGTAGTAATAATCAATGATGCATCAGAATATGGTTCAGTTAGTAATCTTCTTTGGTCATAATTATCAGGGAAACCTAAACCAGTCATCCAATCAAAGATCTCTCGATAGTTATTCATATCTTCATCAATTTTAAACTTTAAAGTTAAATCACCAAAGTCTAATTTATCACCAGCAATAGGTAATTTATTGAATGGGTTAGTTACTGTTTCAATTCTACCAAGTGTCATATCTGGGATATATGCTGAAGTACAAAAATAATTTACGTGTGGAAGTTTCTTGATTAAGAATTTAAATCCAATTGGGGATAGTAATGATTTGTTTGTAGGTTCTGTTGGCATATTATTTTCCTTGTACTATATTTATAATGTGAAAAAAATCCCTCAATTAAGAGGGATTGTGTATGTTGCGTAACAATGATTAAAGATCTACTTGCTGTTATCCATAAATTCTGGATATGCAGACGAACCCGTCTCCCACATATCAGAACCAGCAAGTTCTTCATCTTCACCTACTCTCAGACCAATAGTCTTTTTGAGTAAGTACCAGACAATTAGTGAAGAACCAAATACAAATCCGAAGATTGCACCAGTACCAACTGCTTGTCCATATAATGTAGCATCAGTATTTAAAATCGGAACTAACATAAGTCCCATAATACCTGCTACTCCGTGAACACTAATCGCACCCACTGGGTCATCAATTCCCCACTTCTCTAGCAATGCCATAGAAATAGGAACAATCAAACCACCAATCGCACCATATAATGCAGCGATTTCAGGTGAAGGTGTTAGAGGATCTGCTGTAATAACTACCAGTCCTGCTAATGCACCATTCAGAGTCACATTCAAAACGGTCTTCTTTAACCAAAGTTTTGAGAGCATCATTGCACTCAGTAAACCTGCAGCAGCCGCAGTATTAGTATTAACAAAGATTTGAGCAACTGCGTTTGCGTTGTCTAATCCAAGAATACTTAACTGTGAACCACCATTAAAACCAAACCAACCCATCCAAAGAATAAGTGTTCCTAGAGCAACCTGAGTTGTACTAGAACCGTGGATAGCAACGGGATTTCCGTTCTTATCATACTTACCCTTACGTGCGCCAATTAGTAGTACTGCCGCAAATGCAGCAGCAGCACCTGCCATGTGTACAATTCCCGAACCTGCAAAGTCAAAGAATCCTACTTCTGACAACCAGCCACCACCCCAACTCCAAGAACCTTGAATTGGGTAAATCACAGCAGTAAAGATTGCTGCGAAAACTAAGAATGACCATAGTTTCTTACGTTCAGCAACAGCACCGGAAACTACCGACATCGCTGTTGCGACAAACACTACTTGAAAGAAAAAGTCACTCATTAATGCGTGGTCTTCTGGAGCATTCCATCCACCGTACATTATTTCGTAACCCACAAACAAGAAGGTTAATGATGCAACACTATAAAGTGCTACATTTTTTATAAGGATCTCAGTTACGTTCTTCGAACGCACCGATCCTGCTTCTAACATTGTAAAACCTGCTGCCATCCACATCACTAAGACTGCTGAGACAAGGAAGTACAATGTATTTAAGGCATAGCCTAATTCCATATATTTCTCCTATATTGGAATTGCTACACAACAATACAAACCTATTTATAAGTTTGAAAAGAATGCGAAAAAAAACCCCAACCGAAGTCAGGGTTTTATCTATGGTTTAACTATTGATTACATTAAGTTAGTAATCTTAGTCAAACGGTAGTAGATGTTACCATCGCCTGTACCTAAACGTGCCGCAATACCGTTCGCATCACTCGTAGCAAATGGGTTTGAAACCATGCCATAACGAGTTTTGAAACCGATTTTAGGTTGGAACGTATTCTCACCAACTGCACGAACCATTTGTAATGGAACATATGGACAGTAGAATAAACCAGCATCGAATGCAGATGAACCCTTGTAACCCATAGTGTAGTAGTTGTTAGTTGCATCTGAGAAGTACGGATCAATGTAAACTTTGATACGACCATTCATTACACCAGCAAAAGTATTACCAGTATCATCAACTTGTAAGTTGTTATTCAACGCAGGAGTGTAATCTAGAACACCAGCCATTTGAAGTGCAGAAGCAACATCAGATGAAGTGATCATAATATTACCCTTACCACGACGAGTTGCCTTAGCAATTTCATTAGCATCACGTTCGATTTGGAACATAAGACCTTTGAACTTCTCTACAGACCATCTACCGTTTGAATCAGTATCTAAGTCAAACGTACCAGCAGTAGTAGTGTTCTTTTGAGCACCTGCTACAGCAGAGTAGTTGATAGTTCTGATAACTTCACGGTTAATCTCTGAAAGAATTTCAGCAGATAAGATGTTAGACAATTCAGTCTCAGCATCTAAACCATGTACTGCTTTAAGATCTTGAGCAAGTTCCATAGTGTATTCTGCTTTCAACGCACGAGTAACTGCAGTAACTGCAACTTTCTCGATTGAGAATGCCATCTCGTTGAAACCGTTTTGAGCAGTATCACCAAGTTTTTCAGAATCAGCAGTAGACATACCAGTTTCAACAGTATAGCCAGAACCAGAAGCACGATCCGAAGGATCTGAACCAGTTTGAGCAGTACCTGCAGCACCGTTAGCAACACCTAATGAAGCAGTATTACCTGACGCAGATGCAGAGAATGAAGTATTTGCTTCATTGAACATTGCTTCAGTACCAGTTTGTGAAGTGTACTTAGAACGCATAGCAAAGATAAGTCCAGTAGGACCAGTCATTGGTTGAACACCAGCGATATCATATGCAATAAGGTTAGGCATAGAACGACGAACAAGTGAGATTAACACTGGATCGAAGATATCTACGTTACCTGCAGATGCAGTAGATGACGAAGCACCCATAGCGTTAGCAGGTGATGCTTCACCTAGTAAAGTAGGGGCAAACATGCCACCTTGATTAGACTGCTCACGAGCAGCGATTTCTTGATTTTCTAAAAGAGTAGCAATAGTTGCCTTTTTATGAGAATCCGTAATTGAATCTAGTTCAGGATGCTCTAAAACTGGCTGCCACTTTTTTAGCAAGTCGTTTGATTGAGTCATTTGTTTCTCCTTTTATTTAAAATTAACTTAACGGATGCTTTTAGTAATAGCACTCATATAAGCAGACATTTCTGGATCAACAGATGTTACATCATTATCAATTTCCAGAGGTTCATCATCAAGGTCTTCAGCAATTACTTCTTCTGTTGGGAAGTAGTTTTCCTTAAGAGTTTCAAGTTTTTCTACATAAGAATCAGCATTATCAAAATCTACACCTTCAGCAAGTGATTTAAGTTTGATTGCTTGTGATTCAGTTAAACTATCAGAAACATTTGCTAGAATTTTGTCTTGACTAGATTCAGCAATATCTTTCTTAAGTTCAATGTTCTTTTCCATTTCTTCGTTAAGAGAATTTTCCATTTCTTCTAACTTCAATGCCATTTCATTTACTAAGTCAACTTTCTCTTCAGGGATGTCGATATAGTTTTCAGTGAATAAGTCTTTAAGACCAGTCATAAAGTTTTCAGTAATTTCGTTCTTGATGCCTTGTTCAACAGCAAGTTCGTTTTCCTTCATCCATTCTTCAGAAACATATTCCAAATAGTCATCTAACTTAGTAGTTAGAGATTCAGTAATTTCTGCTTTCTCAACTTCAATTTCTGCTTCCATGTCAATAGTAACTGACTCTAAAATGTCATTTACTTTAGATACGATTGCCGACTCAAAGATAGTAGTTGCTTTAGCAACGAAATCTTCAGATAAGTCTTCACCGTTAAACATCGCTTTGATGTCTTCAGCAACGTCTACGTCATCAGTGTCAATTTTCTTAACATCTTTAACTGACTTCTTCTTTTTCTTGTCATCTTTATCATCGTCA